ACAGTGTTGATTTCAAACATTTTGTTTGTTTCCTTTCTCTCTTCATGAGATTCGATAATATTGCCGATTTCTCCGCTGATCACTTTGGACTGAAGAGCACGATATTCAGCAAACTTTTCGGCCTTGCGGTCTTCGGTCTCCTCTGCTGTCACTTCAGCAGTCTCAATCTCTTCCGCTCTCTCTTCGGTTTCCATGACGATCTCAGCAGATTCGGTCGTTCCTTCTTCATCTATCCTTGCCTCCGGTTCTTCAATTGCTTCAGCTTCTTCAGGTCGCTCCGCCTTGAGTCCCTCAATCACTCCGTTGAAGTACTCCAAAGCCCTCGCGTGAAGTTCGGTGGTTGGATTTGCCGGGAAGGATACCGGCGAGACATCATACAGCTTGCCGATCCGTTCAATGACTCTGGTCCGACTGTCTTTGTCGAAGTGATCGCCACCTTCCGGAACGGTAAAGCAGAATGACATCTGCGGATAGTTGCCGGCTTTGATCTCTTCGTACAGCGCTCTAGAGTTCGCCGTACGGCTCAGATCAGCCTCTGTATGCAGACCATGATCGTCAGTGTTGACGACCAAGGTTCCTGCCGATGTTCGCGCATAAACTGCGCCAGTGTGGTCAACTCTCAGGACCACATCCGACATGTCGCATTCATCAAATGCTGTCGGCTCGATGCGTTCGAAGTATTTCTCGCCTTCGATCTCGCACATCTCATAAGGTTCGAAGGTTGATGCATAACCTTCGACTCTGTACTCTGCAGAATCTTCAGATCCGGCAGACCTGATCTCCGCAAAGTTTCGATATTCTCTCTCAGCCATTGGAATCTTCTCCTTCTCGGTCATCTCCGACCATATAGAATTCGCCTCTGATCGGCGCTCTCTGCCCTTCTCCGTTCGGCATAGGCGGCAGATTAAACAGCTCACGACCTTCGTCAAACATCAGGTATCCTCTGTCACCCATTTCCCTGATCATGTTGATTTTCTGAGCAACCGGCATGTACTGCAGTCTATTGGCAGTCACTAATACAGCTGATCCATGCGCCTGCTCGGCAGCTGTGAACAGCATCTTTGTCAGCACTTCGCTGAGCTGAATGCTGAACGGCTCAATTGCGCCGTTAAAAAAAGCATCAAGCTGATCGCCCAGTGCCGAGTTTTGCAATATTCCTTCATTCACACCGAAGTAATTGAATATATTCGTCTGTATCAGCTTCTGCTGATCAGCATCGACTGTGTACGGCTTCGACTGAATCTGCTGAATGTTGGTGTATGTATTAGGGAACAGCAGAAAACCGTCACTGTTGTTTGTGATGCCGTACTCCGCAAATCTCTGGCGCTCTTTCTGCAGGTCCTCAGCTTTGACAAAATTGTTTGCCTGAGCCATGAAGCGGAATGACGCGGATGACTTCACTGCTTCAGTAATGCCCTGTTTCTGAAGTGTGATCAGTGCCAGTGTGTCATTCAGCGCATTGTTTGATTCGCCGAACAGATCTGACGTGTATTGATACTTGGTCATGATGCCGACGCGCTTCAGATCCTCGGCCGTATGCTGGCCATGTGAAAAATAAAAACGGATCCATGGAGATCCGTTTACATCCAGCACTTCATAGTGTTCCGTATAAACAGTTGTAATACCGGTGATCTCACCGAGCTTGTCATACACAGGCAGAATGAACGCTGTATTTTTCATGTCGAGAATTGTATTCAGCCGATAAAGGAACTGCGACCATGTCAGATAATCATTCGGCTGTTTGCTCAGTCTTGTCTTCAATTTTGGCTGAGCCGATCCGTCGATCCGGACCGCTAGTTTACTGATGTGCCGTGATCTCGCATCAATAGCCGATCTGACCAGTTCTGATTCAAATAGCTGACCGTCCCAGGTCGAGAAGCTCGGTGTATACCCATTCAGCAATTTGAAGAAGCCACCGTCCGGGACCACTGCATGCTTTTTTGGGAAGATTTTTTCAAGGAGTCCCATTTACTCACCTCTCATTTGTCAGCTGATTGCCGACTTCACTCCACCATTTCTGTCGGACCGTAAACGCGTCCAACAGACTCGCCGTTCCGTCAATATGATCGTTCGGCGATAGTTTAACCAATTTTCCTCTGCCACGCTCCACGCTCATTTTGACCGCTGAGTTCAGCAGATGGATTTTCAAAAGATCGTTGTCACCGATGTTGATGACCCCGTCTTTCATAAGTCCTTCAACTTCCTGGATGACTGGATACAGGTTTTCGCCCTGGTAAACATCGTCCATGTGGAAGCCGTAGGTTTTCATATCATTGACCAGATACTGCGCTGAGTATCTGTCATAACCGATTTTCAGCGGGTAAATCTCATATTTATTGATCAGATCGAGGAACCACTGCTCTGCATCATGGTAGTCAACGAAGTTATCTCCGGATGGTTGCAAGATACCGCGCTGGATATAAGCGCGATATGGCAGACCGTCCCGCTCAGTTGCTTCGTCGATCTTTTCTGCAGGCAGGAAGAATTTGGCGAACACATACAGGACGCCGTCCTTCTGGATGACCGCTGTGCACGCCGTGAGGTCCGTTGTCTGCGACAAGTCGATACCGCCGATGCAGTAACTGCCTCGGAAGTCATTCAGATCCAAGCGATCACCGCACGCGTTCTCGACCACAACTGCGTCAAGCCACGCCTGTGAAGAGTTTTGCTTGATGTTGCAATACTTCGTCATGAACTCAGCTTTCTTACTGAGCGACTGCTCTGCCACCGCGATCTCTTCAAGCAAATAATCGACCGAGACAGAAACACCAAGATTCGGATTGCTCTTGCGCAGTTCGTTTATATCGTTCCATTTCGTTATGTCATCGATGATATACAGGAACGGAGCGAGCCTGTGTTCATTCGAACCACCCTTCAGAAGCCTTGTAGATCTCGCTAAGAGTTCGTCATAAATTCCGCCTGTCACATATCCGGCAGTACTGATCGAGAGCACCAGAGGCTGTCTGCGGGCACCTAAAGCCGATTTAATAACCTCATACTGTTTCAGACCGGCATCGCCCTGCCAGGAAGCGATCTCATCACAAACGGTCAGCGAAGGATTCAGACCATCAGACTTCTTAGCATTAAAAGCCAGAGGCATCGCCGAAGTGTTTGTCGATTCGATATAGATGTCAGTTCTCCGCTTCTTTGCAAGCTGATTCAGTTCAGGCTCTTTCTTAATCATCTGAAAGAAACCGTCAAAGCAGAGTGAAGCCTGTTGCAGTTTCGGCGCAATAAAGTAGATCCTTGCGCCATATTCGCCATCAAGGAATGCCATATAGTTGGCGATTGCTGCAGCAAACAATGTCTTTCCGTTTTTCCGTGCAATAATCAGAATGACTTCACGGAACTGCCGTCTGCCTTCGCTGTCCATGATCCCAAAGACCACAGACACGAACGCTTTCTGCCACAGTTCCAGTCTGATCAGTCCCGGAGCGAGCGCACCCTCATGGTGACGGCAGAATCCTTCGATAAACCGGATCGCTTTGTTTGCTTTTTTCTGGTCAAAGAAAAAAGACTGAGATTCCAGTCCGTCGATAATGTATTTGTACCAGACGCGGATAAACGTGCCGACGACTTCAGATCCGTCCGTTATCCGCTGGTAGTACTCATAAATAAAGTTATTCATCCATCAAGTCCTGAAGCGCAGACTTCCCTGCCGGCACTTCCTTCAGCATTGCCTCCAATCTGGAGTTAACCATGTTGTAGGATTTGACCAGGCTGTTGTATGCCTGCAGATCAGCGCTTGCTTTCTTACCGTACTGGTTCTCTCCGTTCTTGTATTCCTCAGATGCACCATTCTCGGCAATGATCTGCTGCAGTTCATCGAGTTCCGCTTCCATGAATGCAGCGTTTTTAATTAAAGGCTCGGCAATACTTTTCTTCTCTTCGGGCAGATTCGCATAAATCTTGCGAAGTCCGGCGAGCCTCTTTTTAATCTTGTTAGATTTTGAAATCTTCGGCATAATACACCCCCTTCGCATCCTTGAATCGGTAAAAGAAGACTCCCCTCGCCGGTCCCGCATAGGGCTTGTATGCATTCGCACCCGGGGGGGCTATGTGCGGACTGTCACTCGACCAAACTCATCAACTTTGTATCGCTTTATGTCCTTGCTGTGTTCCTCGGCGTGGCAGTCAGTGCACAGCGCTTCCAGATTGTCCCAGTTCAGCGTGACTGAAATGTTATTAATGTTCTCCGGACTGATGTATACCTTGTGGTGCACCGTCGTTGCCGGCACGATCAGGCCCTTAGCCAGGCATCTCTCACACAGTCCACCAACTGATTTGATGTAGGCAGCCCTGCAGTTCTTCCACGCCTGAGAGTGATAGAACTTCTTAGCAAAGTCTCTAGCCATTCACCACGTACCTGCGAACCCAGCGCTGATAGTCCTGGCATTCGTGCCTTTGCATCCGGACCGCGCACTTCTCGCATCCCACGCATGGGCATCGGCTTTGTCTATCCAGTTCGCGCATG